GTCGGAGACCTATCGCTTTCTCAGGCTCGAGCGGCCCACCGACGAAGACTTGGCCAGTGGCGTCCGTTACCCGGCCGGAACGGTGCATCTGCCATCGTGGGCAGAGTCCGAGTGGTGCAAGCAGTTCGTCGCCGAGCAGCTGGTGACGGTCAAGAACCGCCGCGGCTTCACCAAGCTGGAATGGCAGAAACTGCGCGAACGCAACGAGGCACTGGATTGCCGGGTCTATGCCCGCGCCGCCGCCTGGATCGTCGGCGCCGACCGCTGGCCCGAGGCCAAGTGGCGGGATCTGGAGGCACAACTGGCCATATCCGAGCTGGCCCAAACCGAAGAACCCCAGGCGGGCCAGATCCGCCGAACTCAGACCCGCCGACCCCGGCGGGTTTTTCATTCCAGCTATATGGGCTGATCCCGATGACCCTCGACGAGATGAAGGCCGAGCGCGAGCGCGTGATGGCGCGGCGCAACTCGCTGGTGGCCCGCGTCACCGTGGGTGATCGCACCGTCCAGTACGACCTGACCCAGGCCAATCAGGTGCTGGCCGATCTCGACCGCCGTATCGCCCTGGCCGAGGGCAAGGGCCGTCGTCGCCGCATCCTGACCGTGGCCAGCAAGGGGCTGTGACCATGTTGTCGGCTCTGCGCCGCAAGGTGGGCGCCTTCATCGGCGGCTTCGAGGCGGGCATGAGCAATCGCCGCCTCAAGGGCTTCCAGCCCAGCCGCGCCCATCTCAACACCCTGATCGCCGCCGCCGGGTCGGACATCACGGCGAGGGCCCGCCATCTGGTCCGTAACAACGGCTATGCCGCCAATGCCATCGAAAGCTGGGCAGGCAATGTGGTCGGCGCCGGCATCAAGCCGTCCTCGCTGATCGCCGACGCCACCCTGAAGACCCAGGTGCAGACGCTGTGGCTGGCCTGGACCGACGAATCCGATGCCGAGGGGCTGACCGATTTCTACGGCCAGCAGCGCCGGGCGGCGCGCGAGGTGTTCATCGCCGGTGAGGTGTTCTTCCGCTTCCGCCCGCGTCGACCCGAGGACGGGTTGTCGGTGCCGCTGCAATTGCAGATGCTGCCCTCGGAAATGCTGCCGCTGACCCGGAACCAGACCCTGCCCGGCGGTAATGTCATCCGCCAGGGGATCGAGTTCGACCGTATCGGCCGCCGCGTCGCCTATCATTTCCTGCGCCGCCATCCCGGCGACTGCACCGATCCCGGCATGGTGGGTGAAACGGTGCGGGTGCCAGCGTCAGAGATCATCCATGTGATGGACCCGGTGGATGCCGGGCAGTTGCGCGGTGTGTCGCGCTTCACCCCGGCCATCGTCAAGCTGTTCCTGCTCGACCAGTACGACGACGCCGAACTGGACCGCAAGAAGGTGGCGGCCATGTATGCGCTGTTCGTCACCACGCCGAGTCCAGGCGAGCCGTTCGACATAGCCGAGGACGGCGGTGCCAGTGACCGGGTGATGGACGTCCAGCCCGGCCAGGTGGTGATGCTGGAACCGGGCGAGGAGATCCAGACCTCGGCCCCGGCCGATGTCGGCGGCTCCTACGAGGCGTTCCAGTACCGCACGCTATTGCAGATCGCCGCCGCCCTGGGGGTGCCTTACGCCTACCTGTCCAACGACATGCTGAAGGCCAATTACTCCAACTCCCGGCTGGCGCTCTTGGAATTCCGCCGCCGCATCGACGCCTGGCAGCACGCCGTCATGGTCTACCAGCTTTGCCGCGCCGTCTGGCAGCGCTGGATGGACACCGCGATCATGGCTGGCGCCCTGGCCATCAAGGGCTATGAGCCCAACCGGGCCGGCTTCATCGCCTGCTCCTGGCTGCCGCCGAAATGGGACTGGGTCGATCCCCTGAAGGACGCCCGCGCCGAGATCGAGCAGATCGAGGCGGGCCTGAAAAGCCGCACCCAGGCGCTGGCCGAGCGCGGGTTCGATGCCGAGCAGGTGGATGCCGAAATCGCCGCCGACAAGGCCCGCGAACAGCGGTTGGGGCTGGTGTTCGGCACCCCGCCGATGCCGTCCGCACCGACACAGTAAGGACCACCATGCACGATCTGCCCCATCTCGCGGCCCGTCTGTACGGGACGCCGCTGCTGGTTGCCCGCGCCAAGCTGGACGTGATCCTGGGCGCCCTCGGCCCCCGGCTGGCCGGACAGGCCATCTCTTTCAACAGCGATGCGGCTCCCTCCGCCGAAATGGCGGTGACGCCCGACGGCATCGCCATCGTGCCGGTGATCGGCACCCTGGTGGCCCGCTCCGGTTATCTCGGCGCCGCCAGCGGCCTGACCGCTTATTCCGACATCGCCGAGTCCATCGAGGCGGCTGCCACCGATCCCGGCATCCGCGCCATCCTGCTGGATGTGGATTCCTCCGGCGGCGAGGTGGGCGGCCTGTTCGATCTGGTCGACCACATCCAGGCCATCCGGGCGCAATGCGGCAAACCCATCTGGGCGGTGGCCGACGAGGCAGCCCTGTCAGCGGCCTATGCCATCGCCTGCACCGCCGACCGCCTCTACCTCACCCAGACTGGCGAGGTCGGCTCGGTCGGCGTGGTCGCCATCCATGTGGACGAATCCGCCGCCGACGCCCAGGCCGGGCGAGCCTGGAGCTTCATCCATGCCGGGGCGGCGAAGGTCGATGGCAATCCCCATCAGCCGCTGTCCGACTCCGCCCGCGCCACGCTCCAGGCCGATGTGGATGCCCTGTACGGGAAATTCACCGCCCTGGTGGCCGAGCGACGGCGGCTATCTCCTGACGCCGTGCGGGCCACCGAGGCTGCGGTCTATCGCGGTGACCAGGCGGTGGCCGCCGGGCTGGCCGACAAGGTCGGCACGCTCCGCGTCGCCCTTGCCGATCTCGGCGCCACCCTGGCGTGCCCCTCCGTCCGTTCCCCCGCTCTGTCCAAATCCAAGGAGACCACCATGTCCGAGCAAACGGGGGACATCCCCGTCGCCGACGCCGCGCGCCCCGCGCCGGAGGCCGCAACCCAACTGGCCACGACCGTGACCGCCGAGATCGAGCAGCGCCTACGCACCGAATATGCCGAGATCAGCGCCATCGCCGCCCAGGCCGCTCGTCTGGGCATCACCATCGACGCCGCCGATGCCCTGGCCAAGGGCATCCGCCCCGAGGCGCTGCGCCGCACCGTGCTGGAGCAACTGGCCGCCCGCTCCGACGCCACCGCCGTGGTGGCCGCCGCGCCGCCCTCGGCGGCGGCCAAGGCCGAAGCCGAAAGCCCCATCGTCCGGCGCGCCCGCGAAGCCGCCGCTCGCCAGTAAGGAACCGCCACCATGCCTGTGCTGACTGCTCCGCCCACCCTGGGCGACCTCCTCAAATTCGAGTGTAACCCCAGCTACTGCCGCGAGGTGGTGACGCTGAAGGCGGGCACGTCCTATCCCCTGGGTGCGGTGCTGGGCCGCATCACCGCGTCGGGCCATTACCGGTTGGCGCCCGCCACACTGGTGGCCGGCGACGATGGGGCGGAAATCGCCAATGCCGTGTTGACCGAAGCTGTCGATGCCAGTACCGGCGACGCCATCGGTGTGGTGCTGGCCCGCGGCCCGGCGATCCTGTCCCAGCTCGTCCTGACTTTCGACACCTCGGTCGATCTCCCCGCCGAACGGACCGCCAAGGTCAGCCAGCTTGCCGCTCTGGGCCTCGTCGCCCGCGCCACCGCCTGATCCGCAAGGAACCCCACTACCATGGTCGAGATTATCAATCCCTTCGACGCGGGCGGCTATTCGCTTGCCGACATGACCCAGGCCATCAACATCCTGCCCAACCTCTACACCCGTCTCGGCCAGATGGGGTTGTTCCGTTTCGAGGGCGTCACCCTGCGCTCGGTGATCATCGAACAGGCCGAGGGCGTCCTCAACCTGCTGCCCACCGTGCCGCTGGGCGGCCCGGCCACCGTCGCCAACCGGGACAATCGCGCCATGCGCGCCTTCTCACTCCCGTGGATTCCCCACGACGACACCATCCTGCCCCAGGATATTCAGGGGGTGCGCGGCTTTGGCAGCGCCGATGCTGCCGATCCGCTGACCACCATCATGGAACGCAAGCTGACCCGCATGCGCTCCAAGCATGCCCAGACCCGCGAGTTCATGGAGGTCAATGCGCTCCGGGGCATCGTCCGCGACGGCGCCGGGTCCACTCTCTACGACTACTTCAGCGAGTTCGGCCTTGCCCGCCAGCAGGTGGATTTCGCCCTGGGGACCGCCACCACCAATGTCCAGGCCAGGGTGCGTGACGTGCTGCGCAAGGTGGAAATCGAACTCAAGGGCGAGACTATGTCGTCGGTCACCGCCCTGGTCAGCCCCGATTTCTTCGACAAGCTGATCGGCCACGCCAAGGTCGAGCAGGCTTATCAGTACTATACGACCGTAGGCGCCCAGCCGCTGCGCGAGGATGTCCGCCGCCGCTTTCCCTTCGCCGGGCTGGTGTTCGAGGAATACAGCGCCACCGTCACCCTTTCCACCGGCGGCACCGAGACCCTGGTCCCGGCGGGTGAGGGCATCGCCTTTCCGCTCGGCACCATGGACACCTTCGTCACCTATGGCGCTCCGGCCAATCTGATCGAGACGGTCAACACCATGGGCTTGCCCATGTATGCTCGCCAGCTTCCCCGTCAGGATGGCAGCGCCATCGACGTCAAGACCGAGGCTTCGATCCTCCCCGTGAACAAGCGGCCCCGGCTGGCGGTCCGCATCTTCTCCAGCAACTGAGCATGACCGCTTTTGCAGATACCATCGACGACCTGTTCGCCGATCCGAACATGGCCGTCACGGTGACGTATCAAGGCAACGTTGTGCGTGCCCTGGTGCGGCGGCCCGACCGCGATATCGAATTCTCCGACATCACCGTCCACACGGGGACGGCGGTGTTCGAGATTCGGCGGCGGGAGGTTCCGGCACCCCAGGCGGGGGATGTGATCGTCCATGACGGCGACAGCTTCGTCGTCCAGGGCGAACCCCGCCTGGATGCCGAACGGCTGATCTGGGCCTTGGACACGAGACCGGCATGAAACTGGCCGCAGCCCTATCCGGCGATTTGCGCAAGATCATGGCCGAGGAGGTTAAGGACGGCGAAGACGCCGTCACCGCCGGGATGCATCAGGCCGCCGACGGGCTGAAGGCCGATCTCCGCCGTCAGGTTACCGAAGCGGGCATGGGCCAACGCCTCGCCAATACCTGGCGGGCCGAGCTTTATCCCAAGGGGCGGAAAAGCATCAAGGCGGCAGGGTTTGTCTTCACCAGAGCCCCCACCATCATCCGCGCCTTCGACCAGGGTGCGGTGATCAAGTCCAAGCATGGCTTCTGGTTGGCGATCCCCACGCCCGCCGCCGGCACCGGCGCCCGAGGCAAGCGCATGACGCCCGGCCTGTGGGAGCAGATGCACGGCAGCCGCCTGCGATTCATTTATCGCCGGGGCGCGCCATCGCTGCTGGTGGCGGAGAACATGCGGGCACGCACCGGCAAGCGGGGTGGTTTCGCCAAAGGCAGCGCCTCGGCACGCCGCTCCGGGCGCGGGCTGGCCACGGTGGTGATGTTCATCATGGTGCCGCAGGTGAGCTTGAAGAAGCGCCTCGACGTGGACGGCGTCGCCGCGCGGTGGGCTTCGGCGCTGCCGGAGCTGATCGTCAGAATTTGGAGCTCGTGATGCCCTCCATCCGCGAACAGATCCTCGCCGCCCTGTTGGCTCGGCTGGAAACGGTGCCCGGCGCCACGGTCAAGCGGGAAGCGCCACTGCCGGAAACGGTCCCGGCGGGGGGACTGATCATCCTGCGCGACGGCGATCCCGGAGACCCGGAGGTGGTGTTGTCGCCCGTCACCTACCTCTGGGAACACCAGACCGAGATCGAGGTCATCCTCCAGCGCGGTCAGGACGATGATAGTGCCGCACTGGATGCTTTGCTGATGGCGGTGGGGAACGCCCTGGCCGCCGACCGTTCCCTCGGCGGTCTGGCCGAAGGACTGGATTGGGGCGCCCCCAAGACTTCCGGCCTCGCCATCGACGGAGCTGCCGCCCTGCGCGGCGCCATGGTGCCGATCACCATCCATTACGCCAGCCCAGATCCGTTGGGCTGATTTCCAATCTATCAAGGATTTCGATCATGGCGAAAACTCGGGCCTACGGCG